GCGTGACATCAATAACCTATTACGATGTAGACGGCAATTCTCAAACATGGTCTAGCTCGCTCTATCAAGTGGACACGAAAGCCGAGCCGGGCGTTGTGATGCCGGTATATGGCGAGGACTTTCCAGAAGCCCGCGAAGAGAAGCTAAACGCAGTCACGATTACCTACGTCTGTGGATATGGCGCAAGTAGCTCAAGCGTGCCAGAGACTATCCGCCACGCAATGCGGTTGATGATTGGCGACTTCTACAATCAGCGCGAAGATACCGTGATTGGCAACATCGTCAACACGATGCCGCGTGGGGTTGAAGCATTACTTATGAACGACCGAATAGTAAACCTAGAGGACATGAATCAATCATGGAAAAGCGCAAGGTCAAGGTACTGATTCCGTGGACGCCGGAAGGGTTTAGCCATCGCGTGATGGTGGAGCGCAACGGCAAGCCGGTGATTGAAACCCGCTTTGACATCTGCAAGCCGGGTGACGTTATCGAGATTCCCGCCGATGTTGCCGAGCGCGCAATGGGGCGCATTGTTGGCCCTGCTAGTGCGCATGACAAGGTAACGAAGGTCGCGAAACATGGAGCATTGATTGATGCCACGAGCGGGACTGAAAAACAGAATACTGTACCTGCAAAAGCCGACGAGGGCAATTAGCACCACGAGTGGTGAGCCGTCCGAATCGTGGACGAATGTAGGCTTTGTATATGCTGAAGTGATGCCAAGCACTGGCACCGAGACAGTTGAAAATGGACAGAATAGCGCGGTGATGAAATATAAGATCCGCGTCAACTATCGGCCCGACATTACGACTGAACGGCGGTTCCTGATTGATGGATTCCCCGGCCAGTTGAACGGCGCGATAACGACAGAGACAACGATTGTTGTAGATGATTCCAGCTTCGCGCTATTCAAGCAGGCACGGCGGCTGCGTGTGCTGCGGATAGATGATGAGTTGATGACCATAACCGGCATTAGCTCAAACAACATCACCGTTGCGCGTGCGCAGTTTGGAACGACACAAGCGAGCCATGCGGATAATTCCCGCGTGATTCTGTATCGACAGTTGAATATCGAAAGCGTCTATGACCCAACGTCACGGCGGCAAGACTTGATCTGCGAATGTGTTGAGGTGTCGTAATGGCAGACCTGATTAAGTTCAAGTTTGTCGGCGGGCAAGAGTTAGACCGCGCATTGATGCGTATGGACCGCAAGGCAGCGCGGAATACTATCACTCGTGCGATGCGTCGAACGCTTAACCCGTTCAAGATGCGTCTGCAAGAGAAAGTCCGCAGCGACCTAACAACCATGAACGCACAGGCCCGCGCTATTTACGCCAAGCAGATATACATTAGCTATCGTGTGCAGCGTGGCGGTGTGCTTGCTGGATTGATTAAGACGCGCAACAAGGTGGTTGAAACACCGAAAGGGCGCGCTAAGTTTTCCAAGCTGGCGCACATCTTCGAAGGTGGAGCCAAGCCGCACAAGATTAAGCAGCCCAAACGTAAACGCACCCTGAACCATCCTGGCATTCCGGCTAAGCCGATATGGTCCCGCTCGTTTGATGAGATGGCCGAAAGAATGGTAGGCACGTTCCGCGATCACATGTTCAACGAAATAGCCAAAGAATGGAACAAGAATAAGTAATGGCGTTTCTACATCCAGAATTCGCAATCCGAAAGCTGCTACGTGATGCGGCGGCGGTAGTTGCTGCGAACAACACAGAGAACACGGTGTGCTCTGTTGATGACGTTCCCCGTGATGTAGAGATGCCGTTTGCCACCTATCAGCGCATACAAGGCAGCACAGAGCACCACATGGGCGGCGTGACGGCAAGCGGCTTAATGATGGGCACAACGGAAGTAACAGCATTTGCAGAAACGTACGACAGCGCAATGACATTGGCAGACGCAATAAGAGTAACACTAGACGGCGCAGAGCCGGTAACGATAACCATAGGCAGCAACTCGGCAACCTTTGAACGGCTGCATCTTAGCCGTGAAGAGGTTGACGTAGTAGACCCCAAAGACGCTAGCGATAGCAGGGTGTTTACAGTAACGCAAGAATACGAATGGTCCGCAAGGGCTTAACAAGGAGATACCGATATGGCTGGAACAGCGACAGACGGAACCGGAGCAACTATCACTTTCGGCACGTCCACGTTTGCGGCGGAGCTTGTTGATCTTAGTTGGGACGGGCGCACCCGCGATGCCTTGAAAAGCACACATATGGGCACTACCGGCAGTCATACCTACATCCCTGCGGATTTGGTTGACGGCGGCGAAGTTACTGCGACATTCCACTTCAATTGCACAGATGCTACCGCAACGCTTTTGGGTGCAGCGGCGGAGACCGTGACCGTTGGTTGGGCTTCTGCTCGCTCGTGGGCTGCGTCGATGTTTTGTGTTGATATTGGTACTGCTACAAAGATTGGCGAAGTTATGCAGCAGACCATCAAATTCAAGGTTTCCGGCGCAATCACTGAGGACACCACTGCATGAGCGACCTACGCGATAAGATTCTTGCGTTCGATGACCGCACGCATGAAGTTGTCAACGTGCCTGAATGGGGTGTGGACGTGAATGTCTACACCATGACGGCCCGCGACAAGACTACGATTGAAAAGTCTTTCATAAAAGAAGGCGGCATCGCTGATAATGGCTATGCAAAGATTGTTCAATTGTGTGTATGCGATGACAATGGTATCCGCATCTTTACGGATAAGGATGTGGAACTGTTGCAGGACAAATCCTCGTCTGCTATTTGCCGCATTGCCAAGGTTGCCATGCGCCTTAGCAAGTTGACCGACTCCGATGAGGCGTTAGCGGAAAAAAACTAAGAGATAACCCAAGGTGGCTAGGGCGGCATCGTCTCGCCCTAGCCCTTGGGAAAACACTTGAAGAAATAGACAACATGCCTGCCGATGAGTTCGCTGATTGGCAGGCGTATTTTCAGGTAGAGCCGTGGGGCACGCACGGTGTTGAAGTGATGATGGCGCAGTTGTGCCAAGCTGTGATTGCGACAAGCGGCAACCAGCCCCGCGACATGGTGGAATATATGCCGTTCATCAAGCACCGCGAAAGGCTGCTAGGCCCAAAGGCACTAGACAGCGAGACGTTGTATAAAAAGGTGACTGAGCAAATGAACGGAATCGGCATAAGGGTTGTGAACGATGGCTGATACCAGAACGCTAACAGTATCCCTAAGGGCTGAAACGGCGTCATTGAAGAAAGGGCTTGCCGATGCTCGCAATCAGTTTAGCCTTTTGCAGAAGTCGTCGCAGAGCACGGCGAATGTTTTAAAGGCGGCGTTTGCTGGCATTAGCCTCATCGCATTGTCCAATGGTATCCGGTCGGTTGTGAATGAGTTCAGCGAAACCGCCACGATGATCGAAGATACCAAACATCTTGCCGATGCCATAGGTGCGACTACGGAAGAGATTCAAGTATTGCAGCGGGCGGCTGGATTGGCTGAAGTGGACATGGACATGCTCGGGCGCAACGTCAAGATGCTGACAAAGAATCTTGGCAACGCCAGCCTTGGAACCGGCCCCGCTGCTAACATGCTCGACATGTTGGGCATGAGTGCGAACGAGTTGATCCGCATGCCGTTGACTGAGCAGTTGACCGCTATCGGTGAACGCATGCAAACGCTAGGCTCCAGCGCACAGCGCGTAGCAGTTGCAACGGCATTGTTTGGCAAGTCTGGCACTGACATGATTCCTTTCCTTATGCAGAGTTCTCAAGGGCTGCGTGATTTGCAGACTGAGATGATTGCAACCGGCGAAGTGTTCAGCGCGACAGATGCCGCGATGGTCGATGAGATGGGCGATTCCGTGACTATGGCATGGGGCGTTTGGAACGCATTCAAGAATCAGATCGTTGTGCAGGTTGCTCCAGCAATCAAGTACATTGCCGACATTACACGCGAATGGGCGCAGTCTACAGATGGCGCGGTAAAGAGTATGGTAAGCGATAGCCTCATGCGATTGGTTGACGGCATCGCGTATGTCATAGACTCGATCTACAAGATGCAAGCCGTGTGGTATGGCTTGAAGGCTGCGGTATTACTTATCGCCACAAGCTTTATATTCGCGTTCAAGGCTGTGAGTAGCACGATTAGCCTTGTCATGACCGGCATTCAGGAAGCGTCTTTCCGCGTCCTTAAACCTATCGGGCTTGCAATTGACAACATAACTTCCTCGCTTGCAGAGTTGGGAAACATGGTCCCCGGCTTTGAAGGTATGAGCGGTACCAATTTTGGTACAAGTATTCAGAAGTATGTGGAGATGGCGAAGAATGAGCGGGAAAAGGCGTGGAACAATTGGGGCGGCGGGAATGACCCATTCCTAAAGAGCTTTGCGCAGGACAGCGCTGATGCACTTGCTAAGAGTCAAGAGCTTTGGGCGAAGAAGTCTACGATTGGCGCGCAGTTCAAGGAGTTGGCAAGCGGCGTGCTTTCTGAGCAGATAGACTCCCCGATGAAAGCGGTGTATGACGATTCGTTGGACATCTTGCAAGAGGAAGAAAAGATCCGCGAAGGCATAGCGGACACGATGAAAGAAACCGCTGACTACGCGAAGGACATCAAAGACTTTGGCGAGGGCACGAGTTACCGCACTGGCGAGTATTCCCCGCGTGTTGGCGGTGTGACTGGCGGCGTTGGTGGTATCGGTGCCACGAATCCCGTTGGCATGTCTGCGGCGGGCGCTACGGCGTCTAGCAGAGGAAACGCAAGCACTGGCGCGGATGGCAGCATCCCGCTGTTACAGGGCATCCTAGACGCCACGAGAATGACGGCAATGAACACAGGACGGCAGCAAGTGCCGGTGTTAGGGTAATCGCATGGCAGCAAGCGTAATCATCGACTACAAGCAAGGCGGGGCGAAGTTCACGGAGGAATCCGGCGCGGCTGCTGACTTCCAGCGCACCTTGCTTGTCACGGGCTTGACGGCTGGTTCGACTAATCCGTTGGCGGCTCGCATCGACGAGGCGCGGACGGCGGTTAATGCGGCTGGTTTTGCGCATGGTGACACAACATCACTTGATAGCAACTTGCGCGTGGTTTCTCAAGAGTATTCGACGATAGAGAATGACAACTCTAAGCTGATTTGCACAGTCACGTATAAGGCGTTGAAGGATACCATCCCGCCGCTTGGCACATGGGTTCCGGTGCTGAGTGGCACGTTGAACCAGATACAGACTGCCAAGGATCTGATTGGCTTCCCGATTACCGTTAGCCATACGTTCGACACGGACGATCCAAATTGGGCTGGGCAGACGGTGACGCAGGGCGCGAAGGTCAACCAGTTCCGGCCATTGGTGGAGATTACCTATCGCGGGCTGATGAACCCTGCCAGCATGTTCAACGCGGTGACAAAGTACCTTGGCAAGACGAATAGCGCGACATGGCTTTACGGTGCGCCGGGCCGTTGGCTGTGTACCGGATTCACTGCGGAGCGGCATGATGTTGACAGCAATCCTGACTTGTGGCTGTGCGAGGTTACATTCCAAGCGGACGGGTTTAGGTGGACGCAAACGGCGGTATTTGTTGACCCCGCGACCGGCAAGGAACCTGACAACCTTGTAAACGGCGTTGGAATCAAGGAGGTTGTCACGCAGTACGGGGTGGACTTTAACGAGCTAATCCCTAGCAACTAAGGCAGCTTGCATCATGGCAATCGGACCATCATATAAATCACCGCGCAAGGGGCAGGCGTTGACGGCGAAGGGGCTGGACGCGAACATCGTCAAAGGCCCGCAACGCGGCATGGCAGTATCTGGCAATGCTGACTTGCGGCGTTTCCAAGACGGCTTGTCGGTTGACTTGCCGGATAGCGGCGGGGTAACTGGTTCGTCTATTTACTTTAAAACCGCGCAGATCATTAGTGTTGCCGAAGATTACCTTGTGTGCAAAGCATTCAACGTGATTGCGGGCACCACGAGTGGCGACAACTTCAATGTTGCCAAGCCGTACCTATTGCAGCAGTATCCGTTCAATGGCGAGTCTATAACCTACATTGATGGCGACACGATCACCTATACGAAAGACGCGACAGACCCTGAGTACAAGCGCAACCACAATGACGGCGTAACGTCTGCGGATTTCGTCATCACGCCAAACTATTTCGTTGGCGAGCGCATCATTATCATGAAGGTGCCAACCTATATCAACGCCACGCTTTACAATTGGGTAGAGCTGGCGATGGGCCGTTATTGGGCGCAAACGTCATGACGCTGCAAGGGTTTTCATCGCGTTCCAAGCAGGGGCTTTATCGGTCGTTGCAGGCGTTTGGTCAAGGCACACCGCCGTCTAGGCTGCTTTACGGCTTAACGGTTGGTAACGATGTTGTCTACGTGTGCGACT